TGATGCGTTCCGATCATGCGAGCGAATTCTTTAAAAAAATACCGCAACAGTAAGTCCATTAAAGAATTCGCTCGCATGATCGGAACGCATCACAACATTTATGAACAATGGGAAAGCGGACTTGTTGAGCCAAGTGAAAGGGTTTTGAGTGATATTAGGAGGTTAGTAGATGCACCGCTTAACTAAAGCATGCCCAAAATATCGCACAACAGTCTATAAAGGCCTTGATTTATTGCCTGATTTATTAGCCGATGCTATGGCTAAGGGTAAAGATTATCAAGACCAAGCCATAGACTTTGAATGGAATGATAAGAAAACACTTGCTGAAAAGTGTTATAAGATGGTAAGATATTATGATAATCTCGCAAAGTACTATCAGTCTAAGATAGATAGCGGTGAGATGTATGAACCAAGGTTTTGAGGAGGCATCATGGCTTATAAGGGTACTAAAAAAGGCGGCGGGAAAAAGAAGTAATTTAACACGAAAGGAAATTAAAACATGAAATATATTGCAGTTTTAATGATAATGACTATGACAGCCTGTACATCATTCTTACCACCTCGCATTATAATGCAAAAGGGTGATCATATGGCGGTTTGTAATAATGACCAGATCGAGGGTATATCAAATAGCTTTGGATTGATTGGTGCAGTTGTTGGTCAATCGATTAAAGAATCAACAGAGAAGGCCTGTATTGAAGAGCATGAGGCCAAGGGATATAAGAGGGTTCAGTGAAGCTAACAGGTAAACAAGAAATGTTCTGCAAAGAATATATTATTGACTTGAACGCTACACAAGCGGCTATAAGGGCTGGGTATAGTGAAGCAACAGCCCGCTCTATTGGCCAAGAAAACCTGACAAAGCCTGACATAACGCAAAGAATAGCTGAATTACAGAAAGAACGCATAGAAAAGGTTGAAATTACAGCCGAGAATGTGCTTAAAGACATTTTGTCTACTAGGGATGCCGCTGCTTTTGATAACAACCACAACGCAAGATTAAAGGCTAATGAGCTATTGGGTAAACACTTAGCTTTGTTTACTGATAAGACGCAATTAACAAATGACCCTAACAATCCAGTTAATTTTACAATTAATGTAAAAATCCCTGATGCAAATTGATGTTGAAATTCCAAAGGCCTTTATAGATATATTTAAGCCGTACCGCTATAAAGTTTATTATGGCGGTCGTGGTGGTGGTAAATCTCATGTTATAGCAAGGTATTTGTTAATAAGCGGTATGAAAGAAAAAAGCCGCTTTTTATGTGCGAGGGAATTGCAAGGCTCTATTCAAGATTCAGTCCATAAGCTTTTGAGCGATATAATCGTAAATGACAAGGGCTTTTCTAAATTTTACACAATACAGAAGGCAACAATCATAGGATTAAATGGCACTGAGTTTTTATTTAAAGGCCTTAAACATAATATTACTGAGATTAAGTCAACCGAAGGTGTTGACAAGTGCTGGATTGAAGAAGCTGAGAAAGTATCTTCTACATCATGGGAAACACTTATACCGACAATCCGTAAAGAATCTTCAGAGATTATCGTGTCTTTTAACACAAAAAACACAACTGACCCAACATATGAGCGCTTTATTAAAAATAAAGACGATACAATGCTAGTTAAGAAAGTATCATGGAGGGATAACCCCTTTTTTCCTGAGGTGTTAAACCGAGAAAGATTAAAACTAGAGCAGGTTGACCCAGATGCCTATGCGCATATATGGGAGGGTGAGGCAGATATGCGCCGCAATGGTGCTGTATATGCTAAGCAAATTAATCAGGCCAGAACAGAGGGGCGTGTTACTAATGTTCCTTATGACCCATCATGTGAAGTGTTTACGGCTTGGGACTTAGGCTTTGGCGATACTACGGCTATTTGGTGGTTGCAATATGTAGGCCGTGAATTAAGATGGATTGATTTTTATGAGAACGCTGGTGAACAGCTACAACATTACGTTGATGTTCTTAAATCAAAGCCTTATAATTATTCTTCTATAATGGCTGAATTACCCCATGATGGCGCACATGGTAATATCCGTGGTGAGAGTGTGTCTATTCAATTAAACAGCATGGGAATTAAAAACCGTGTATTGCCTAGAGAGCAAGATATAACCGCAGGGATTGAGTTGGTAAGACAAACGCTCCAATATTCAGTATTTGATCAGGGTAAATGCTCACAGGGTATCAAAGCACTAGAAAGCTACCATTATGAATGGGATGATGTTAGGCAATCATTTAAGAAATCACCATTACATGACTGGTCATCTAACGCAGCCGATGCGGCAAGATATGCTTCAAGAGCAGCGTCAATGAGAAAAGGCGGCCTTATGAAGCGTGATGACCCATTCAAAAAAGATTATTTCCGATCATCATGGATGGGTACTTGATTAATACTTAAAACATTGTTAATATAATATCACGCATGTTTTCTGCAGCGTAAGCAATCAAAAAAAAACAGGGTTTTGCATTGGACGCTATTGTAGAAAAAGCTCTTAAAAAAGCTAAAAAAGCCAAAGAATATTGGGATAACATACAGGAAAAGGCCATTGATGACCTTATGTTCCTGTCTGATGACGATTGTGCGCAGTGGAATCAAGATGATTATAACTCACGCATTAAATCAGGTAAGCCAGCACTAACAATCGATCAATTATCGCAGTTTGTTAATCAGGTATCTAATGATATCCGAATGAACACGCCTTCGATTAATATCATTGCCGCTGATGGTGGCGATTCTGAAGTCGCTGAGATTATTGAAGGTAAAATCAGAGAAATACAAAACAATTCAAATGCCGATGATGCCTATGATAATGCTGTAAACTTTGCTATCAAGTCATCTCTTGGCTTTATTCGTATTGACCATGATTATTTAGATGACAAGTCTTTTGACCAAGAATTGTTTATTGACCGTGTGGTTAATCCTAACTCTATCCTATTTGACCCTGAAAGCATTGAGCCTGATGGCAGTGATGCAAGATGCGCTTTTGTGTTTGAAAACATGAGCCGTGAAGATTTTGAGGAACAATATCCCGATTATTCACCTATTTCTTTTATTAAAGAAGATCAGAAAGATGAGATTGTTTTAGTTGAGTATTTCAACATAGAAGAACAAGACATTTTCATTGTTATGGATGAAATGGGTCAGGTTAGTGAAGTTGATAAGCTTCCTGAAGCTGGCATTATCCGCTCAAGAAAATCTAAAAAGCGTGTTGTTTATCGCTATAAGTTAAGCGGTCAAGACGTTTTAGAAGAAAGCATATTCCCTGGTGAGTACATTCCTATTGTTCCTGTATATGGTGAGGAAGCTTGGATTGATGGCAAACGTAACCTTTATTCATTGATTAGACGTTCTAAAGACGCACAGAGAATGTATAACTATTGGGCTTCTTTGGAAACTGAAATTCTAATGAAAGCACCTAAAGCACCAATTATGGCTGTTGAGGGTACGGTAGAAGATTTTGCTGAAGACTGGATGAACCCTGATAAGGCCGCAGTAATGCGGTACAAACAGGAAGATTCAAGTGGTAGACCAGCACCGCCACCACAGTTTACACAACCTGTTGCGCCTCCTATCGGCATTATTAACGCACGTCAATCATCTATCCAAGATATCCGTTCTACTATGGGTTTATATGACAGCTTTATAGGTATGCAGGATAACGCCGTTTCTGGTATTGCTATCCAAGGTCGCCAAAGAGAAGGCGATAGAGCCGTTTATCACTTCATGGACAACTTAACACGATCAATCACGCAGGTAGGTCGTATCTTAGTTAGTGCTTTGCCAGTGGTTTATGATACCCCTCGAGTTGTTCAGATTATCGGCAAAGAAGAAACAAACGATTTCGTGGGCATTAATGGAATGATAGTTGAAGGTCAAGAGCGTGCTTATGATTTAACACAAGGTAACTATGCCGTGACTGTAACAACTGGTGCGAGTTACGCAACAATGCGTCAAGAGGCCGCTGAGTTCTTTGAGCGTGTTATCATGTCACAACCGCAACTCATGAATATCATGGGTGATTTGTTGTTTAAGTACTCAGATTTCCCTGGCGCACAGGCTATGTCAGAGCGCATGAAGAAGCTTATTGACCCTAATATATTGGATGAAGAAGCTGACCCGCAAGTTATGGTGTTGCAGGCACAAAATGAAGAATTGCAAGGAAATATGCAGATACTTCAAGCAGAGATTGGCAACCTTCAAAAAGCCTTACAGGATAAACAACAAGAAATAGAAATAAAGGCACAATCAGAAATATTTGATGCGGAAGCGGATAAACGCAGGCATCAGATTGAAGTTGCAAAATTACAGTTAGAAGAACAAAAGATAACTGTTGAATTGTCATTAAAAAAGCAAGAGTTAGATTTAAAAATAGCAGAAGCCATTCAAAGGCAAGAAAATAAAGATAGAGACGATATAAAAGAGGTTATTCTTCAAGTTGATGAATTCGGGAATTTCATATGAAAAGAATTAAATTAGCGGATGGTCAAGAGATACAGCTTCCAAGCAGTATGAGTGATTTGGCTGTGCAACGTGTCGTAAAGACATTAATGGGCAAGCTCGGAGAATTACAATCATATGAAAAAGGCAAAGAGGTTGTATTAATTAATACGCAATTTCCTGATTTCCCCGAGTTCCCAAA